ATCTTCCACGAGCCAAGCGGAACCAACCATAACGATTCCCTTAACACAGTGGAACGAATTGAAAAGCAACAACGAGAAAGCCTTGAACTTAATCGAGACATCCAGTCTGCCATTGACCGAGGCACAGTCCTTAGTCATGAAGCAAAGAGAAGAATTGAACGAAGCACACAATACAATCTCGACATTGGAAACCGAATTGATGAAAGCCAAAATGCTATCCATGAAGCAAGAAGTTACCTTGTCAGAAATGCAGAACTCATTGACCGAATTGAAAGGGCAAATCAACAACGACAAACGGACTATAAAGCGACTACGGACGCAACGCAACCTATCTCAGATGGTGGGAGCGGGAGCAATAATCGGAGTAGTGATTCATCGGTAAAGAGGTGATCCAAATATCTCCCTAGCCTTGCGAGGGCGGACGTAAGGCAAGCCCCAGGTAAATACTACCTGGGGCTTTTTGTGTTTGACATCATTTTGACATCAATTTATTAAAAAATATATAGAAATATAGGTAAATAAGAAAATATAAAATGCAGTAAAATACTGTATTTATAGGCTTTGTCATTATCTATATAATTAACTCTTAATCAGGGTGTCCAGGGTTCGAACCCCTGGTGGTCCACCAAAATAAACCCGCACTACTGTGCGGGTTTTTCTTTTGACATCATTTTTATCAGGGTGCCCTTTGACATCATTTTGACATCAATTAGAATATATTTGAAATCTTTTCTACCACATCTGCTTCCATGATTGGGGTAACGTGAGAGTAGGTATCCATCGTTTGTTGATACGAGGAATGGCCAAGCCTCATTTGTACGACTTTAAAGTTTACGCCTGCTTCTAATAATAAGGTAGCGTGGGTATGACGAGTATCGTGCATCGTAAAGTCCGGCCTACCGATTGCAGTAGCAAACTTTTTACACTTTAGAGAAACTTTAGCCGGATCACGAGGGTTTCCAAACTTACCAGGGAACACGAGATTGTTATTTCTCCAGTTTGTTGCTTTGAGTCTTCGTTTATCGACGCATGTGCGAAGTTTTAGGAGTTCCGCGATAGTTTTATCGTCGAGTGAAATAGAACGCCTAGACGAGCTGTTTTTAGTTGTTTTTGAGATAGTTGTGACTTCATCGATACGTAAAACTGTCTGATTGACGGTTAGTGTTTTTTGTTTTAAGTTGACATCATCCCATGTTAAACCAAGTATCTCACTTCGACGTAAACCTGTAGTAAATGCTAGCTTAAATAGGGCGTGCCATTCGACATCATCAATTTGCTCAAGGAACGTTTCAACCTCTTCTTTAGATAGCGTTACCATTTCGCGTTTACGCTCATGCTTGGGCTTCTTAACAAGAGTGGCCACGTTTTTAGAAATTATCTCATCCATGACCGCCTGTTTAAGGATTGCCCTAAGAACGGTTAGTGTGTAGCTGATAGTCCTGGCTGATAAACGGCTCATGCTATCCATTAAAGCTCTTACGTTTAATGCGGATAGCTCAACTAATCGTATCGAGCCTATGAAAGGCACTATATAGGTTTTAATAATATATTGGTAAGAGGAGAGGGTATTTTGTGAAATCGTATCCTTCTTAAGCCGGATCCAATACTCGCACCATCTCTCAATCGTAATGGTATTATCGTAGTTAGCGCATTGTGCTAGTGATTCAACGTAAGCATCACGTTCAGCAATAGCCGCTTTCTTGGTAGTGCCATAAAAGTATTTACGCTTACCGTTTATCATCTTCGATACTTGGTAGCGTCCATCGACTCGTTTTTTGGCCATAAAAATAACCTCCTGGGCTTAAATTTGAGTATAAGAAATAAGCCTTAGAGGTTTTATGTGATATAATAGTATTGGAGTAAAAATGAAATACCTCTAAGGTATGTAGTTTTTAGTAGCCCTCACTGCGGTGAGGGCTTATTTTTTTATCTAAAATACAGAATCTAGTACATTGTCATACCAGTGCTTTTTCTTTTTAGGCTGTTGCACTTCATCAGCTGGTGCCTGGTGTATCTCATGATCGGCTTGCCACTTTGCTAGTGCATTTTTAGTGCCTTCGTCGACTTTATGTAAGTCGTCCATTTCTTCTTTCGTCATGCTGATAGTACGTTCAAGATAGTCCTGCTCGTCTAGTAATTCGGTACTCCCGTCATCGTAATGTACTAGTACCTTAGGACCGTCTAAGGCCTTAAATTCATCGTGAGACACCTCAGTTCTAGCGAATCCTGTAACTGTAACTAAGGCAAGCATAGTAGTAATTAATAAAGTCTTTTTCATGTTAACATCTCCCTTTTATTCATCTTTTAGTGCCGTAAGAGCGTTCTTATACTCCTCATTTAAGTCCTTGGCCATCTTTACAGAATCCTTTAATAGGTGAATCCACAATGCCAAGTCCTCGCTTACACCTCCGTTTTCTTTTTCAAGATAAAAAATCTTGTCACACGCTTCGAGATACGCCGGAATAACTTTTGTCATAAATTCTGCTTCAGCTGCAATTTTACGCGCCTTGAATACTTCTTCAGGCGTACTAAGTTCGTCATTTAACAATTTTATAGCTTTGTCTAGCTCTTTTCGATTTTGTTCAGCCCTATTCGTTTTCCACCAAGCGTACATTCCTGTTCCAATCGCAGCTCCCGCGGCAACAGTAGCTGTGATTGGGGCGCCCATCGCCGCAACTACCCCAGCCGCGGCACCTAGTGCGCTGGTGTTTAGTACGCCGGAGGTGAGCGCGCCAGCACCTTGTATAAGGTTAGGGAAAGGGCCTTCGTAGGACTTAGTTATAGAGTATCTAGAAGCATCCGCTCGAGGATCGATATCGGAGGGCGCTAAACCAAGCTTCTCGGACAACGTTTTTAAATTTTCCTCACTGATATTATACTTTGCGGTAAAATAACCCGACAAGGTAGATGCGCTAATACCCGTTTTCTCAGAAAGCATAGATTTTGTCCAGCCCTTTTGTTGAAGAGCTCGGCCTAAATTAAGCGCTACAATTTTACGCATATCTTCATCAAATGTACTTCTTTTAGAACGTGCCATAGTATAAATCCTCTCATGTATATCTAACTCTTTAACTATATTTTATATACTATTTTCGATAAAATCAATAGAAAATTCGACTTTTTTCAAATTTTTATCAACTTTTTATCGAAAATATAAACAAACTTAAATTTTGTGTCTATTGAAATTCGAGTAAATTCGAGTTATACTGAAGACACAGAAAGCGAGGAGGTGTAAAAATGAAGTTAACCCTTAAGGCTGCAAGAGTTAATGCAGGTCTCACTCAAAAAGACGCTGCAAACCTATTAAAGGTTCATCCGCAAACACTTGCTAAGTGGGAAGCCGATAACTCTAAAATGCCTTTTGCAAAAGTAAAACTTGCAGAACAGCTCTACGGAGTTGATGAAGGTGTAATTTTTTTTGGCAAGGCTTTCGAGTTTACTCGAAATATAGCGAGTGTTAAATAGGAGGACAGATTATGAAAGAATTCGTAATCAGAATGTTCGGCGAATCCATTACGGAGCGCATGAACGAGTTAGGCATGACTAAGACGGCACTGATCAAACAAGCTGAAATCTCGATGGATACATTAAACCGAGCTATCAAAGGACGGTCAGTACAAATGTCAACAGTCGTTGGTATCTGCTACGCGTTGTGTGTCGATGATTCTGAAAGTCACGACTTTTGGGAAACCGATTACTACAACCCGAAATTAGATAGGAGGTAGCTATGAATAAAAAACAATTATTAGAACTAGCTAGTTGTTGCTTATGGATTTTAGCGCTCGGCTTGTCCGCAGGTATAAGTTTATTCGTGATGTTATCCCTGGTGCTTCTAGCATTCTAGGAGGACATTATGAATAAGATGTGCATCACAGTAGCGGAAGCTGCAGAGCTTGCTAGCGTACCGCAAGCCGTTATCCGAGAATGGGCGCAAGATTTTGACTTCCCGTCCATGAAAATCGGTAAGCGTGGAGGTAAACGCCTTATCCACGTTGATTCGTTTAATGCTTGGCTTGCTAAACGATGCCAGGCACGAATAGGAGAGTAGACATGATGAAAGTAGTTTATGTGCTTCGCATTATTGCAGCCATATTAGTAGTAGGAACTGTAGGTTCTATCGAAATAGACCGCATTGATTTATGGACTGGTATGTGCCAGGGGTTACTAGGTATCACTCTTTGGTTACTCACTGGTTACTGGATTGAGGAGCTAAAAGAGTATGAACGATAAACGATGCTCAGTCTGTAATAAAAGAATTAAAAGTCCTTACACAAATTGGTCGTACCTAACAGGTAAGCCTCGTATAGTGTGCGATAACTGTAAAGACATACACCCGTGTGTAAATAGAATAACACGTTTATCCAAACGTGCCTAGTGAAAGGAGGTGAGGACATTGCGAGATTGTACAACGTGCCCTAATAAAGATTACTGCATTCCTGATGAGTGCGAGCACCTGGGCACAAAAAAAAGCACCCCAAAGCACGGCAATGCTAAAGGGCGCATAGAAAAATATCCATTTAAAGTATATCACATAGTTAAGCCGAAAGGGAATAGAACAATGATCGAGTTAAAAATCACAGTAGATAAAGCAGTTGAATTAGAACAAGAAGTGAAAGACCTATACCAATCCATCGTAGGCGCACCTGTTAAAGAAGAACCTGCTAAGAAGGAAGCTCCAAAAGTAGAAGCTCCTAAGAAAGCTGAACCAGTTAAGGAAGAACCTAAAGTAGAGGCTCCTGCACCTAAGGAAGAACCTAAAACTGAAGAACCAGCTAAAGTTGAAATTCCTAGCCTAGAAGCAACTCGTGAAGCAGTGAAAGACGTAATGGCGAAAGCTACTGACAAAACGAAAGCTAAAGGCGAATTCAAAGCCTTCTTAGATAGTATCGGCGCTGAAAAGGTAACATCTGCTACCGATGAACAACGTATTCAAATTATGGAATGGGTGAATAGCCGTGGCTAAGAAACACGCCTTACTGGGTGCATCAAGTAGCGCCAGGTGGCTAGTATGTACTCCTTCAGCAAGACTAGAAGCGATGTTCCCTGATGAACAATCGCCCTACGCTGCGGAAGGTACTGTAGCACACGACCTGGCAGAAGCAATCCTACGACATAAGCTTGAGGGCAAAAAAGCCCCTAAGCTAGACGACTACTCCGCTGAAATGATAGAAGCGGTTAACCGCTATGTGGACATTTGCGAAGAGAAGGTAAACGAAGCTCGTGCTCGTTCCTCTGATGCGGAAGCCATGATTGAAGCACGGCTCGACTTCTCTAGATGGGTACCTGAAGGCTTCGGAACTGGCGATATGGTAATCGTAGCTGACGGTATCCTGGAAGTAATCGACCTTAAGTATGGCAAGGGCGTTCCTGTTAGTGCCGTTGAAAACACACAAATGAGGCTCTACGCATTAGGTGCTTACGACGTGAACGAGTACTTATATGACATTAAAACAGTTCGTATGACGATCGTTCAACCAAGACTCGATAGTGTGTCTACCGATGAAATGTCACTTGAAGAACTTCTTGATTGGGGTGAAGATATCAAACCTATCGCACAACGTGCCTGGGAAGGTGAGGGCGAATGTACGCCTTGCGATTACTGTAACTTCTGTAAAGCACGGCACACCTGCCGGGCATTAGCAGATACTTGCCTTGATACATTCTATAAGAATGGCGGTAAGCTTAATCAATTACTCACTGACCGTGAAGTATCTGACATCCTAGGGATGAAAGATTTAATCACAAAATGGATTAAAGGTGTTTACGATTTCGCGTACGAGAAAGCCTTATCGGGTGAAAAGCAATGGCCCGGATATAAATTAGTGGAAGGTACATCAAGACGTACAATTACGGATCCGGAAGCTGCAGCTAAAACATTACTCGATAACGGCTATAAAGAAGAGGACATCTTCAAGCCTCGAGAACTCGAAGGTATCACAAATCTACAAAAGGTACTCGGTAAAAAGGGCGTTGCCGAATACTTAGAAACATATATTGAAAAACCGGAAGGCAAGCCTACACTTGTACCGGAAAGCGATAAACGCCCAGCAATTAATACAGTTGAAACAATGATGAATGAATTTGAAGATGAGGTATAAGAGATGAATAAAACTTTAACAACAGCATTGGCAATTTCCGCGTTGGCAGTAAACGTAGCTAGCGCAACTAGTAATAACACAGTAGGCGGTACAGATAATACTATCTCCGCAACTTCTACAAGCTCCGCAGTATGGGGCTTCCAAAATAACATCAACGCTAACAACGCGTTGGCATTTGGTACTAACAATACCGTAACTGGGGAAAATGGTTTCGCAGGCGGCAATAATGCTACTGCAGCAGGTCGTAATAGCTTTGCATTCGGTTCTCATGCCGAAAGTTTGGTAGAGTACACAGTAGCCATCGGTAATCAAGCTCGTGTCTCTAGTTATGATAGCGTTGCTATCGGCAACGGTGCTTTCGTATCCGGTGAATCTAGTGTGGCTCTAGGCCGTACTAATAACGTTACCGGGGAGAACTCGGTAGCAATCGGTGCTAACAATGGCACAGTAGCCGGCGGACAAAGCGCCGTAGTCGGCTATAACAACAAAATTGGGTCCCAAAAGGAACAATTAGTGTTTGGCTCTAACTCTGAATCTAGTGGTCAAGGCGCCCTAGTATTTGGTACACACTCCAAAGCCGTAGCAATAGACGCTGTTGCGTTCGGTAATAACACGATTGCTGACAAACCGAATGCAGTTGCTATTGGCACGAATAGTGTTACTGACAACGCAGTCGGTGTTGATGGTATCACAATTAATGGTACTCGCCACGTTTTCGCTGGCGAACAGCCGGCAAGCGTAGTAAGTTTTGGTGCTAAAGCCCGTGCTGGTGCCGGCGGAGTAACTCAGTACAACCGCCAACTCACGAATGTCAGCGCTGGTCAAATCTCCGCTGATTCATTAGACGCTGTAAATGGCTCCCAGCTGTTCGCTGCGATTGATGAAATCGAAACAAACGCTAAACAAATTAGTAAAAATAAGAAAAATATTAAGGATGTGGCAATCGGTTTGAACATGCTTGGCGATGTAGTGAACGATCATGAGCAAGCTATCGCAGGTAATACTACCGCAATCGCCAACAATACTAACCGCATCAATGGTAATGCATCTGCCATCAATTCCCTTGGCCAAAAGGTAACTGCTAATACAGCAGATATCAGAAGCCTTGAACATGTGGCAGATAATCACGAACAACGTATCATGACTTTAGAAAATCGTTCTTTGGGCTTAGCTAATGACATTAACAACAAAGTCAACAATCTTGGCCAACGTGTTAATAAGTTAGGCGCAAGCTCCGCAGCACTTGCTGGACTGCATCCACTCGATTTCAATAGAAACGACAAGGTAAGCTACGCTGTAAGTTACGGCCATTACCGTAACAGTAATGCAGTAGCGCTCGGCGTATTCGCCAGACCTAATGAACGTATCATGCTTGGCTTTGGTGCTACGTTAGGTGGTGAGAACCAATACACAGTAAACGTAGCATTCAAAACTGGTAAAGGTTCTGATTACATCGCTGAAGCCAAAGATGCACAAAGCCGTATTTCTAAACTCGAATCACTCGTAAACAAATTAATGACTGAAGTAGAAGCTAACAAATAATTCATTTAAAGAAGGAGACCGTAACAATGGCTAAATTAACAACTGGTATCGTAAGACTTTCCTATGCAAACATCGCTCAACCTCGTAAAAACGACGACGGTAAAGCAAAATATAGTTCCCAAATCATCATCGACAAAACCGATAAGAAAACAATCAAAGCATTTGAACGTGCGATTGAAGAACTTAAGGCTGATCCAAAAGCAGTAGCTAAGGTAGAAGGTAAAGCAGCATACCTTAAATTGAACTTACGCGATGGTGATACAGATGGAGCAGTAGCGGACCAACCTGAAACATACGCTGGTAAATTCTTCATTAATGCGAACAGCGATAAACAACCTATCGTATTTACTCGTGACAAAATCAAGATGGACCAATTCGACATTGAAGAAGAAATCTACTCCGGTGTGTACGCGCAGGTCGCATTATCCGTATTCGCTTATAACTTCAATAAAAAAGGTGTAGGCTTTGGCCTAAATGGTGTTCGTAAAGTTAAAGATGGTGACCGCCTCGGTGGTGTTCATGTATCTGCTAGCGACTTCGGGGATGACGATTTAGGCGACCTAGACGATGACGATTTAATCTAAGGAGGCATATATGGAGCTCAGTATTGATGTGGAAACGTATTCTGACTGCCCTATTAAATATGGGGCCCAGCGATACGTTGATGATACAACATTTGAAATACTGCTCTTTGCCTATAGCTTTGACGATGAACCAGTCGAAGTAATTGATATGACAAAGGATCCACTGCCCGAAAGGGTGGTGGACGCTTTGTATAATAAGGAAATTACAAAGACCGCATTCAACGCAGCATTCGAAATGCTTTGTCTAAAAAAGTACTTCCCTGATGCGGATTACACGAACTGGGAGTGTACCTCTGTACTAGCGTTATACTGCAGTTTACCTGCAAGCCTCGATAATGTGTCTAAGGCTTTACGATTAGGTGAAGCCAAAGATGCAAGAGGTAAACGCTTAATTCAGTTCTTCTCTGTGCCACGTAAACCAACTAAGACGAATCCTAAGACACGAAATATGCCTGAGGATGCGCCGGAGAAATGGGCGGAATACATTGAGTATAACCGCCAGGACGTAGTAGTTGAGAAGGCAATTCGTAAACGCTTACTTTCGCTAAAACCACCTGCTATCGAGCACGAGTACTGGTTACTCGACCAAGATATCAACTGGAGAGGCGTGAAAGTAGATATGGAACTCGTCGATGCAGCGCTTGCTTGTAACGACGAAATCGTGGAAGAAGCTACCGAGTCATCCAAGATATTAACAGGATTAGAGAATCCTAACAGTACTATGCAACTTAAAGAGTGGCTAACTGCAAGACTAGGATATGATCTAGAAACAATGAGAAAAGACGATGTATCAAACCTCTTGGCACAGGATATCCCCTCTGATGTTCGCAAGGTACTACAAAATAGACAGGTGCTCGGTAATTCCTCCATCAAAAAATACTTGGCCATGAAAAACGCTGTATGCTCAGATGGTCGTATACACGGCATGCTTCAGTTTTACGGAGCTATGCGTAGTGGACGATGGGCAGGTCGTGTAGTACAACTACAGAACCTCCCTCGTAACTACTTAGAAGATTTAGACACGGCTAGAGAAGTTCTAAAAAGTAGAGACGTTGAAATGTTAGACCTACTATACGGAAACCCTGGTGATGTGATTAAGCAACTTATCCGTACTGCTCTTGTAGCAGAGGATGGGCACCGATTTATTGTAGCCGACTTTAGTGCTATTGAAGCCCGTGTTATCGCCTGGCTAGCTCACGAGAAATGGCGACAGGATGTATTTGCGCAAGGTGGTGACATTTACTGCGCATCCGCATCTAGTATGTTCCACGTACCGGTCGAGAAGCATGGCGTCAATGGGCATCTTCGCCAAAAAGGTAAGGTAGCAGAATTAGCGCTCGGCTATGGTGGCGGTGTAGGAGCTATGAAAGCGATGGACTCAAAAGGGGAGATTCCTGAGAAGGAGCTACCTGGTATCATCGAAGCTTGGCGACAAGCAAGTCCACGAATTACGAAATTTTGGAAAGATGCAGACAGCGCAGCAAAGCAAGTAGTGAAAACAGGAGAACCCGTACGAATTAGACAAGGCAATATTAAATTCTTTAAATCGAAAGGATTCCTGTTCATCGAATTACCGTCCGGACGAAGACTTGCCTACGCAAGACCTAGAATTGGGACTAACCGGTTCGGTAGTGAATCGATTGAGTATGACGGAATGGATCAGGTTAAGAATACATGGGGCAGAGTTGAAACCTACGGCGGAAAGCTCGTCGAAAACATCGTGCAAGCTGTAGCAAGAGATTGCTTAGCCGCATCAATGCTAAGACTTGCTAAAGCAGGGTACAAAATTGTAGCCCATATCCACGACGAAGTGGTTATCGAAGCGCCTATAGGCGTAGGCAGTTTAGAAGAAGTAATAGATATTATGTGTGAACCTGAGCCCTGGAATGAGGGCCTCATATTAAACGCAGCGGGGTTTGAGAACCCTTACTACATGAAGGATTAGGAGGACAATTCCTGTCTCTTATACACCTCCCCGAGCCCACGTGACAAGAGGCAACCTCGTAGGCCGTCTTCTGCATGACAACAAA